TTCCTCCAGACATTGCCAGCTTATGTGCTTGCCGATTAGCTGCGCCATCTGCAACAGCTTGGGGTCAGTCGCCCCCACCGCCCGATACTTGTAGATCTCCGTCCCCCTGATGAGGTTCGCGTAGCTGCGAGTGGAGAACTGGAGCGCCGCGATGCTTACCAGGGGGAAGATGATATTGCTGCAATTCGGCCAGGGGAAGTTCTTAGCCTGCTGCACCTGCATCGCCAGGTCCATCGCGGCGCTGTTCCTCCTCTCCCACTCCCGCCGGCTGGCCACATCCTTGGTGAATCCCTCCCAGACCCACATGCTGATCTTCCCCAGATCCTCCGGACTGAGCTTCCCACAGAGATTGGGATCGTCGATCAGCGCCTGATCGAACTTCAGCCTTGCTTCTAATTCAACCATCTTCAGTACCCGGTGTGCTGATTCCGTCCTCCGGAACCTCGAGCAGCGTTAGCCATCTCTCTCCATTCCAGAATCTCGTCGGAGACGAGGTCATCGAGTTCGACGTCGTAGAACTCCTCAAATCCCCTGCAGAGCAGGGAGTCCGCATCGAACTGGTCATCCAGCGTAGCTTCTGTGACGCCAGTAAATCTGAGGATTTCGTTCTCCCACTGGGCGTACCAGGATGATTCCTTCTCAACCTTAAATCCCCCTGCGCGGGTTCTCTTTTGAAAGCTCCGCCCTCTCGCGGCCTTATCTTGGGTCGAAGGGATCGGCTTGAAGTTAATCCAGACATCTCTCTTCCTCATCTCCGCTTTGAGCATGGGCCACAAGGTCTTCCATATTACGCCATCTTCGACCCAGAATACTTCCGGCTTCCACCTCAGTTGGACACTGAACAGCTCCTCTATCAGCTGCAGGGCATCCCACCTTCCCACTCGGTTATCCACCTTATGCAGGAGATTATCCATATCCTTGCCGCCGACTGTGAGGGCGCTGCGGTTAGCTTTATCCTGCGTAGAGACGGCAAAGTCGGCAGCGGCACAATACTTCTTAAGCTTCGCCCTATCCTTATCATCCATTCCAAGCAGATCCTCCCTCCTAATATAGCATTCGTCCGAATCAAAGGGATCATTCAGGTACTCCCCCGAGTATCCAGAGGAGTCCATCCGGTCAATGAATTCCTGCCTGATCGCTCTAAGGCGCGTTTCAGGGAACTTCTCTTCCCAAAGAATGTCCTCGAACTCATCGAAGCTGCGGTGCGCCTTATATAGCTTTCCCTTCCACTGCTTGATGAGGTTGGCCAGGAGAGAGTCCTCATGCAGGATAGTTCCGTGGACTCGTATTCTCCCTCCATCTCTGAGGGCCTGCTTCGCAGCCCGGAAAAACCAATGGGAGAACTTTCTCCTTCGATCCTTCGACTCCACTTGCTCATCATCTTCGAGATCATCACAGACAATAAGGCCTGGGCGCTTTCCCCTCCACTTCCTTCCGCGAATCTTTTGCTCCGCGCCGCGTGCCAGAACCCTGAACTGGTAGCCATCAGTGCACTCCACGATGATATCGGTCTTCTGCTCTTGGATGAATCCCTGGATGCGGAAGTCCCTTCTCAGCGGCTCGTTCTCCCTCAACTCCAAGGCAATATCCCCTAGCCTCTCCACCGCCATCTCTTCCGAAGCTCCCATCACAATGATGTACTCTTCGACTCTGAAACAGACGTTGGCGAGGATGTAGTCGTCTGTGAGAGCAGTCGTCTTTGCATGATTGCGTGGTGCTGCCAGAGCACACGCCGGACGGTCTGTGCAATAGTAAGACCACGCTTCTCTGTGGAAGTCGGGGGTGGGCTGGGCTTGGTCATAGCGAGGACTCAGGTATGCTCCTGCGAAGGCTTCAATCATCTCCGGGGTGAGGGTGTTAGAGTCCATCTGGGAGTACCGCGATCAGGCTATCCAGTTCAGGGGTGCCGGTCAGACTTGCCGTCACCGTCACCTTCACTCGGTAGATGGCGCCGGCGACCCCTCCACGTAGCGTCACATAAACCACCGTCCCATTCACCAAATACCCTCCAAACATCGCCTGCGGATTCGGGTCCACTCCCGAGTACACCGTGATGGTGACTTGCGGGTTGCTGAGCACATCCCCTGCAATCGTAAAGACACTGAAGTCGAACGGCGGAGATAGTGTTTCACTTACCCTCTTCGGCCCATTCACGACTCGAGTAGAGGTGGTCAAGAGGAGCCCCGCCCTACCTGGGCTGAGGATGTTGAAGTTAGCATCGAAGCCGGTGTAGGAAAAGATGCCGGCGTCGATGATGATAGGAATAGTGTGGCCGATCGAGAAGTTGATGTCTTCGCCGGTATAGGCGAAGGTGCCAATATCTGCACTAATCCCTCGGTCGGCGGTCCCGACACCCAGCTCATAATCATAGCTCGTTGCATCCAGCAACAGGAAGTAGATGTGGGGGAAGGAGAGAAACGCGTCTTGGCCGGTGTAGGCGAACACGCCAGTGGATAGGTTCGCTCCAAGACGCTGGATCGGGGTGAATGTGCTGTCGAAGAACCATTTGTTCCAAACTATCGGCCCCAGGCTGGAGATCGAATTGCCCCGGCTGATCGGGGGCAGCAGGGCGGTCTCGTGCGCCCTGACATTCCCGTTGTAGGTCCAACCCAGGAACGCCGTCCGATCGACCTGCGCCTGGCTGTTGCCTATCCCAGCCGATTGTCCTATCCACCACTGTGTCCAGACTCGGGCGCCGGCGGGCGGCTGCGTAGACCCGCGCACGATGCGCGAGTACATCATCTGAGTTTGCCAGCCAAACCTCGGGTTGCGCAGCCATGCGCTTGTGGAGCCGCTCGGGTAGGCTTGCGCGATTCCGGACATTATCCCTGGCACTCAACATAGGTACCGTTCACAGAGCCCGCGAAATTGCCATTCAGCACCAGGAAATAGGGCACTGACCCGTTGTACAGCCGCCCGAACCCACCTGTAATTGGATCTGCTCCCGCGCCATTCAGTACGATTCCTACAGGAGTGATCCAGCGGAACGCGACCAGGTTGATCGTACCAGAGGTCCAGCTGCCCGACAGCTGCAGACTCTGCACACTTCGCACCCCCACGTCCCCGGCCTGGAGGCCGATCAGGAACCCCTGGCTGGCGGTGGTGGTGGCAGTAGAGGTGATATTAGCGCCGGTGCGAGAGGCGGTACCAGCGCTGTTCGTATAGGTGACTGTTATAGAGGGTGATCCTGAGCCAGTGGTCGCCGACACCTCCAACATCAGCATCACGCCGCGGCCGTTCGTAGAGCCGTCCATATCTCGCGCTGGCCAAGTAGGCGAAGTGATGCTCTGCACGCCGGTGTTAGTGACATCGAAGCCGCCATTGTCCCAGAGCCGATCTACCAACCACACCTGCATGCTGACGCCAGTCGCCGAACTACCCACCTGCACGCGCCCCGCGTAGCTCGAAATGCCACCGGCGGGATCGGCATGGAAGATCTGACCTGCCACCGGCGAGCTGGTCGAAGAATAAACGCCGCCATTCAGGGTGGTGTTATACGAGCCTGCACCAGGTATCCCCGCAATACCCCAGGTTGAGACCATACGAGAGCCAGTCGCTACAAAGGGTTTGCAGAACGCCTGCACCGGCTGCCAGCCGGCAACCACTCCATCCAGGTTAGCGATAGCCATACATTACCCCTGGGTGGTGATGATAGAGCTGAAGACGCCGCTTGCCGTCACAGCGCTCGGATACATGATGCAGAAGGGGGTCGTGCCGTTGAACAGCTGCGGCATGCCGCCCGTCACCGCGTCAATAGCATTCACGCTGAACTGCGAGGGGCACTCGATAGAACCCAGCGTCCGATACGCCACCAGATTCATCGTGCCCGAAACCCAGCTCACGCTCAGCGTAACGCTCTGCACACTCTGCACACCATAGTCGCCGGCTTGCAGACCAATGCGGAAGAAAGAGCCGATGGCGGGGCTGTTACTCGTAGGATCGACGTTCGTCCCTGTACGTCCCGCCGTCCCGGCGCTGTTCGTATAGCTCACCGTGATGGTAGGGGAAGCAGCGCCGGCGGCCGCGCTGATCTCCATCGCCAGCAGCACTCCCGCTCCATTCGTGGTGCCCGCTGAGTCGCGCGCCGGCCAGGTCGGCGATGTGATCGACTGTGCGCCGGTCGAGGTGATGGTGAAGCCGCCGTTGTGCCACAGCCTATCCAGCAACATCAGCTGCCCTGAGCCGCCCTGAACGGAGCCTTGGAAGCGGGCCAGGTATTGATTCTGGCCCCCGGGCGGATCGTAGAAGGGGATGGCACCAGAGACCAGTGCGCTCGTCTGACTCAGCACCACGCCGTTCAGGGTGGTATCGAAGGAGCCAGCTCCCGGCGTACCCGCCAGCGACCACCAGCTATGCGGCTTGCCCACCACCATCGTAGCGCCGGTTGCCTTGTTATAAACCTGCATGGGCTGCATACCGGACAGGACTTGATTCAGTGTAGTGATCGCCATCGCATAGCTCCTAATACTTGAGAAAGCGCCCGTCCCTCGCCTGGAGTGTGACGCTCGAGACAGGGTTGCCGGTGTTGATGCCAGTGTCGCCGAATCCGTTCGAAGCGCAGGCGGACAGGCCACTCAGCCCCAAGTCGGCGCTCAGATTGATCGTCTGCACTCCAGTTCCAGCTGGATTCATAATCACCACGCCGCCGGTGAAGTTGCGCACCCAACAGCCCTTCACCACAGCCGCAGACTGCGGCGGGTCGGTAGGTCGTCCCAGCCAGCCATATCGGCCGTTCTGCTGCAGCACTTCATCCATGAAGTAGGCATTGGTGGTGCCTGAGTCGGCGGCGTTCAGACAGAAGAACTGATCCCTCAGGCAGGCGATCGCCAGCCCGAATCTCGCCGCCTGCCAGTCCGCCGACGTCCAGCTCCCTTGATTGGTGCTCGTAAACGCTGTCCCTCGAGCTCGCCCTCTCTGCTCCAGCACCGCCGCGCCGCCAGGCGCAATCTGCACCTCGGCATTGATGAGATTCTGGATGAACTGCGCGGTGGTCGTGCCGCCCTGGCCTTCGAGGGAAGTCGGCGCGCCGATCGCTTGCTCGTGGAAGATCAGGTCCCACAGGCCCTTCTGGGTCGGATCTAAGGTCACCAAGGTGCTGAAAACGTTGGTGGAGTGGACGTAGTAATCGGTGTTGCCCATTATCACCAGGCCAGGGAAGACCTTCTTGATATCCGCCACCTGAATGGCCTGGCCTTGCTGAAGCCAGGCGGCGGCGGTCGCATTGCCGGCGGCGTAGCTGGTGGTGTTCCAATCCCAGGCTCCGGTCTGCCTCGTCAGGCAGAAAGTATTGTCCATGTGATAGCCGTCAAGGAACTGGTTGGCGGCAATCGCCACTCCCGAACTATAGCCCTGGGAGACGGCATTCCCCAGCCGAATCACCCCATCATAATGATCCCAGAATGCCCGCGACCAGGTCTTCCCCCCGGAGGTGGGAATGTTCGCTGAGGACGCAGTGGAGAATACTCCGCTGTTCGCATCTGGGCCGATCACAATGCTCCCAGAGGGATAGCTGGTGCGCAGCCACCAGTTCGCCGAGTTGATCGTACTTGACCAGACTGTGTAGGTAGAGGCATTCCCTCCGCCCCCTACCGTTGACTGCTCACTCGACATCACGTACATCAGGGTGCGGACGTAGAGTCCGTTCTGCATCCCTTTATTCTTGATATCCTGCCCGATCGTAGCGAAGCTGGTGTTGCCCATCGTCTGTTCGATGCCCATGTAAGCATTGAAGTTGACGATGTTGAATTTCGCGGCGTTCGATCTGAAGGTCGGGTTGGCGTAGGCGTAGTTAGTACCTGAGCCCGAGCCGGGGTCGATGCAGTGCCAATAGGTGCGTGGGAAAGGATCTTGGTTGAGCATCACCGAAGCGGTGCTGGCGCCGATCGGTCCGCCGGAGGTCGAGGCGACGGCGCAGCTTGCTCCGTTGCAGCCGGTCCCGCCGACGACATTCCAGTCCTGCGGGGAGAGCGGCGGCATGGTGTTGTCTATCCAGTTCTTAAACCCGATGGTCCCATATGGGACCTGCTTGTAGGTGGTGGCTGGATAGGTAGTGCCTGGGTCGAGGATGGTTAGGTTAGAACTCCAGGTCAGGTTAGCCCAGGCAGCGTTCGATGGGAACGCCGGCACCGGCGCTAGGACATCCACCGCCTTCGGACAATCAATAATACAGTTGGTGATCGTCAGCCTATCATGGAAGTTCGGCGGGAAGCCCTTCTGGTAGCTCTGACTATTAATTACAGTGTCCGTCCCGCTCCCTCCACTCAACAGATAAATCCCTATGTTCGGTCCCTTCCCCGACCAGGTTGTGTTGCTGTTGATAATGAAGGTGCAACGGTCGAAGGTCAGATCCGCGATGCAGCCCTGGGGAGCTACGCCGGAGAGATTTGTCTGGTTGAACCAGGTGTCGGCGTAGATGAGGTTATTCTGGTATAGCAACCTGGCGGTGTAGCAGCCAGGGTCGCTCGACTGACTGAAAGCATACATGCCGGTTCCACAGTTGAACAAGCAGTTATCATGGACGAAGAGATCGACGATCTTCATCCAAGGGTTGCTGGAGGTGAAGATCGAGGGAGTAGCGAATGCCCCCGAACCTCCCCCATGGCCCGCCAGCGGACCGAAGGAAGTCTCCGACGCCCGATAGCCCTGGATGCCGTCCTGCCAGCAGAAGTGATGCAGCCCTCCATAAACCTCCACTCGCACGCCTTCCTTCAGCTCGAAATGATTCTTGATGAAGTTGAAGCACCGGCGGAACTGCTGCGCCGTCCCTCCCGTTATGGCGCCGGTGAATCCTGTCCCGTTGACGGGGATGGTAAAGTTCTGATTGTCGATGACAGTGATCTGGAAAGACTTCCCGTTCAGCTGGGTCCAGCTGCCGGTGGTGAAGCCGGCGATCCGGACCGGATTCAGATCGCTGTTGTTCTGGAAGTTCTGCGCCACACTGGTGGTGATCTTGATGGGGTTGGCGGCAGTTATCGCGGAGATCGCAAGTCCCCCGCCCGTCGCTGCGCCGGGGCTCTGATACTGGCTGGGGACGTAGTAGCGCCGCCACATCAGCTGCTTGTGCGAATAATTGTAGCGGAACGTCACATCATGAACCAACTGGTTCTCTGCTGTATAGAGACCTCCCGATAGCCAGCTCTCTGTCTCCGACTCGAAATAGCAGTTCTGGAAGCAACTGGGACCGCCGGCAGCCGCATTATAGACATTCGCGTCCGCGCCCGCACCATTGCTGAATCCCCACTGCCAGCACTGCGTCGCCAGGAAATAATCCCCTCCCGCCGCCGAGTACGCCCGCGTCCACCTCCAGACCATCGAGTCAATGTTCGACGGCTGGCCCATCAGGCACCTGTCCACCACTATGTTGTTGGTGAGAGGGACATCCGGAGGAGGATAGACAGGAGTGGGAACGGGTGTGCCCTGTGGGACGATGGTGTGGGGGAAGCTGAAGATGGCGGTAGTTATCAGGAACCCTGATCCGTTCGAGGTGTACTTGGCGAGCGCTGGGTCGGGGACAAAGTTCAGGCCGATGAATCGCACCTTAGTGCAGCTGGAAGAGAAACCGAAGCCGCCGCCCGACTGAGGCATGTTGATCGTCGGCATGGAGGAGGAGTCGGCCGGCGTCACGCTGTTCACGTAGATGACGCGAAGACTCGAGGTCGCACTCGTCAGCAGCGCGTTGGTCGACTGCTTCAACATGAAGTTGTTCGGGTCGTAGACGATATTATACTGACTCCAATCTATCGTGGTGGAGCCATTTGTGAAGAGGACCAGCCTCTCCTCGCCGTTCGAGAACACCACCCAATAGTGGCCGGTCTTTTTCGTCCAAGGGAGGGTAAGGGTTGCTGTCACCTGGCCTGTGCCGCTGGCGATCGAGCCGGTGGCAGTATAGGGCTGCATTCGCACCGGGGTGGGATCGTAGGTGGATGGGAGGAGGGCGCCGCCGGGCTTATAAAGTGGATGCTCGCTGGAGATCACATAGGTCCAGCCCGAAGCGCCGGTGTGAGCGCGGACGCTCCATCCGCTGGTGCTCATCGTATAGGTGGCGCCGGCGGTCAGCACCAAGATATCTCCCCCCGCCAGGGCACAGTTCGCCAGCGCGTACGCCACGCTACATCCGCTATTCTTCTTCCCATTCCCAGGAGGATTATCCACTCCCGCTACTGATCCCGCGGTAGTATTCGTACAGGTCCACACTAGCCCGCTCGGGAGGACATCGGGCTGAATCCAAGTGTCTGGGCTGACAACCAGCGCCGGCAGGGTCGGCCCGCTCCCTCCGTTCCCTGCGGAGAGATCCAGCGAGGTCGCCACCAGTGGATCGCTCAGTGGCCCCTCAATCCCCGCCGTGCTGACGCCCGACACCTGATAGCTGTAGGTGGTGTTGGGGGAGACAGTGTTGTCGCAGAAGAAGGGGAGAGGAGGCTGGGTGCCGTACCAGCCGTGGGTGGTGTCGTCGAAGCGGAAATCGCGGACGCCGGCCTGGGGGTTGTTGACCTTGTCGTAGAGGGAGAGGTTGCCGAATATCAGAACGCCGTCCCGGTATACCTTGTAGTGATCGGGGGCGCCGTTCGGCCCTGCGACCGACGGCGTGGTCCAATTACAGGGGACGTTGTAATAGGAGATCTGCTCCGGCGGCCCCCACCAGCCGAACAGGATGCTGGAGGCATTGGTGGAGCCCTGCCACATCCGTCCTGGCTTGCCGGGGGCTCCCCCTCCCGCAGGGGTGTTCTGGAATAGCTGGGCTATCCCTGCCAGCCCAAACCCGCCCCTTGCCGCCGCTAGGGTGTAGGTGTTGTGAACAGGACCGCCGCCGGCGAGCTTATACCGTTGCTGGCCGCCGGCAAGGAAATACTTCCCCGCCCGCGCCCTCAGCGTATAGGGCTTGTTGCTAAACCCTATGTTGATAGCGTTGTCGGTCATGACATCTGCAGCACACCGTTAACCGCATCCAGCTGCACCGTGAAGGTATCTCCGCTCGACAGGGTGATCGAGCTGCCATAATCCCACCAGCCGATCAGCGGCTTGAGGGGAGTGGTAGCGGTGTTGTCGTACATCACCACATAGCGGAATGGGCCCATGCTGCCTGAGGCCGTCCAAGTGGGTGAGGCGCAACTCGCTATATATTTGTAGAGGCCGCCGGTCTGGCTGCTGGAGGTGAGGGTAACAGTCGCGCCGCCCGTTGCATACCCTGCGCCCGTGCCTAGCTCCGTCCCACTGATATCCCCATAGAGGGAATTGGTGGCGACCGGCGCTGTGTTGGTGAGCATCACCTTGGTGCTGTCCGATTGCAGGTTCACTCCTGCCTCGAACACATATTCGCAGAACTGATTAAATTTATTAAAGCTAGCCACGGGTGGTCTCCTCTACGGGTTCTGGATCCTGGCGATCAGGCGGTTGGTCGGGTTCTTTGATAGGCTCGGGCGGCTTCTCCGTCTTGGGGAAGAAGGCTCCGTGCTGGCAGGGAAGCGAATAGTCGGTCATTTCCCTTTCCTCCTCTTCACATGTCCGGCGTGCGACTTGCCGCCCTTGAAGCAGATGTGCAGGTACTTACCGCCGGGGAGAGTCTTTGTCCGGACCCTCCCTCCGCTCTTCACACAGCTGGTGAAGGCCTTGGGCATCGCTAGCCTGGGCCTGCGCCCTGCACTACCACGCCGACCAGGCTGCCGGCAGTCCGAGCCGTCGCCTTGAGGGCGAGACCTGTAGCAGGGCCGGTGGTGGAGTGGGCGAGGGCGGCGCTAGCCCGGGTAGTGGCGGCGGTTATCCCAGCCGGCGCAGCGAACAGCCTCCATCTCGCATAATAGCCCGGCGTCGCCGCCACGGTCTGGCTGGTGGCGGAGGTCGAGACGAAGGTGGTGGTGGTGCCGGCGGTAGCTATCGTATACCACCCATCCACCGTCGAGTTGCCTGTCCCCCAGATCCTCGCTATATCTCCTACAGCGACGGCGCCGTTCGTCTGCAGGTTCGCATCCGTCACCGTCACGTTGGTGGTGCTCTGACTCACTGAGCACGAATAGGCATTATCTGGCCCGCAGTCATCCAGGGTGAACAGATACGAATAGGTGATAGCGCTCGCATCCTGAGAGAGGATGCCCCCGCAGGTCACTCCAAAGGCGAGCTGGATGTAATCCAGGGGAAGGATCAGGCTGCCCTGGGCATCCCACTTCGCCGTCCCCACCACCGCCAGTGGCTGACTATAGATCGGGCTTCTCATCGCTAGCTCCTGGCGAACTTCTTATGCTGCCGAATCGGGTCCCCTTCCGTAGGTGGCCTCTGGGCCACTTCAGGAACCGGCCGAGGGTACTTCCGTGCGCCCTGCGGGCTGAAGTTCCCCGTGGGAGGCAGGCAATTGTCCTTGCTCCGATTCGCCAGCGCCGGAGAGGGCGGCCGGCTGGCTCCCATTGGAACCTGGTGGCAGTCCAGTTTCTGATTGCCCTTCGTATACTTGACCATCTACAACCTCCGACCTACGCCTTCTCAGCAGGCTGACTAGATTGTTACCAAGCTCTTCTAGATGAATATGGGTCTCCTGAACCGAAGTGCGCGCTTCCCTCACGCCCATCCCTAGCGACTGCCCGGATATCTTAGCGACCTGAACGGCAAGTTGGTCTGGAACCTTATCCGGGTGCTGGTCGAGTTTATGACGGAGGATCTCCATAGAGCGGCTCAGGAGGCCCTCAAACTGCGTCTTCAGATTGCTGCGCAGCTCTGGATCTACCAGCTCATCTCGTCTCTGGGCGAGGCGGGACTGGAAGATGTCTGAGCAGATGATCGTGCTGATCCAGCTGGCGCTCATCCCAAACCGATCGGCCAGCTCGTTCTGACTGATCCAGGGATCACCGATGATGATATCTATCATCGCCTCGTGGGAATACCGCAGCTTCTGAATGGGCTGCGGCCTGGGGGCGAGGGGAGAATAGGAGGGCGGCGGGGGCACTCTCTCCCCCGGCTTTGCATCCACCAGTGCCTGCAGCAGTGGATTCACCGCCGCCTGCCCCCTTCCCTCATCTTCTATCGCTTCTTATGTGCGTGGAGGGTAGCCCTGTGGGGCTTGGCTTCAGGCTCTGGCTCTTCCTCTGGAGAGGGGATGGGAGGAGAGTTGCTGATCGCCGGGTGGCAATTGGCCTGCCACGCCGCCAGCGCCTCCTCATCCGTCCCTCCATAGATCTGCCGGGCCAGCACCCTCTCAAGCGCCGCGACCCGGTCTTCCAAGCTAGGCACGCATCTCAGTCCTTGTTGGTTGGTTTCTGCCCAGTCCGCTGGCGAATGTACCACGGTCGGCGGCGAGTGTCAACCCAGAACTCGAAATCCTTGCCAGCTATCCCGATCCTCCGGGATTATGTGATCGGATTATGCCTCCCATAATAGGAGCATATAATGCAGGTTCGCGAGTTCGCAGAAAGGCATTCAGCGCGCGCGCGGGCGCAGGGGAATTTTTCCCCCCTCCCGGCTGTTGCAGCGCAACATTTCAGGGGCCCCCGACAGCCGCTCAACCGCTCGCCGGCCGCCCAGCCATTGACGTGGTGTCAGCCGGCTGACGTAGTGTTGCCGATCGACGGCGCTGCGCTGCACCATACCGTTGCCCAAGCAATCATGGCCACGGCAATGGTTGCCAGCGCAACGGCAGCCGCCGGTGTTGCATTGCACAATGCCCAGCCGGACGTTTACAATTGCTTACAATTGATTTGGCGAAATCGCTTGCGCGGTTGCCGCCGTTTGTGGTCTACTCGGGGTCCGCCCATGGTGGGCGTAGGAGACTCGCATGATGACACCGAAATTCCGTGGCAATTCTGTCACGGCCATTGATGTTACCGACTCCGCCATTACGGTATGGTTCCGGGAGGTGAAATTGATCCGCAAGCCGGATTCGGATCCCGTGGCCGAGACGGTTCGCGTTCTTGATCCCATCGAGCTGCGATTCGACACGCTGTCCGAAAAGGTGCGGCTCGCGGCGATGCAAAAGGCGCTCGCCAATCGGCTGATCGACAAAGCGGCGTTCCCGATGAAGGACGGGAAAACCGCTCCCGTTGCCGATAAGTGGGCGGCGTGCAAAGCCGTAGCCGACCACTACCGATCGGGCACTGAGTCGTGGGACTTGCCCGCAGCGGGCCGGACGAGCCTCTCAGCCGATACCCTCATCTTGATCCGGGCTCTGCAGCGCATCTACGGCGGCACGGCCGAGGATACGGAGGAGTACGTACGGGATATGTCGGCTGATGACCGCAACACCCTGCGCGTGGACCCGGATGTCAAGCCGGTGATTGACGCGATTGTGGCGGAGAATGCGGCGGCAGCAGCGGCCCGGGGCGGCAAATCGGCAGCGGATCTCAAAGCCGGGCTGATGGCGAAGTTCCCGCGCGGCTGAGCCCGCGCCCTGCGAATTGGAGGCCCCTTCGGGGGCCTCTTTTTTTAGCCTCAGTTCGAGCCAGGTTCCTGAGCCGGCTCGTCTGACCAGCTCTTCAGGTGCGGGCGAGGCGCAGCGACCTAGCAAACAACAATACACAACAACAACATGGGGGCCCCGGCAAGGATGCCCATGAAACTCTCAGTAAATCCCCTCAGCCGCTCCAGATTATATGCTCCTGGGAGGCGCTAAGGTTAATTATGTGCCCATGAAACTCCTAGTTTCTTTCTCATATATTTTTTTATCTAAAAGACCAGAGGCCCGCAGGTCCGGAGACTCGGACCTGAGACCGCATTTCATGGGCACGGGAAAAGGCCACCCCATGTTGTTGTTGTTGGTTGTTGGTTGCTACGGTGCTGAGCACAAGTCATTCAAATGCTGTGTTGCAAGCTTGCCGCCGATCGTGATACCATACACGATCACCCGGAGGTCACGAATGCGACAGCACAAAGGAAATGCCAAGCTCCTCCCAGTCCAGGCGATTGAGATATGTCGCCTCTATTCGACTGGGCAATGGACGCAGAGCAAGCTCGCCCGCAAGTTCGGGATCTCCTCGGTTCAAGTCGGAAGGATTGTGCGGGGGGAAGTCTGGGCGGATGTCACAGGGATGGGGGAGGAGGTGGAATGGGAAGATGCGCAGGCTGAGACGCCGCCGCCCATCATCCAGAAATACACGCCCGCCGAACCAATCACGCCTGATATGCAGGCGGCGGCTGATGCCAGCATGGCACGGTTCGCCGCCAAGCAGAACAGCCCGACCGCCAATGAGATCCTGCGATGCAAATGCAAGATGATTATGGTCAGGAGGACAGCGTTCCCCTTCACAGACAGCGGCGTGATACATCACTTTGATAAGGAATGTGAGAAGGTATGAACTACCCAGACAAAATGCTGGAAGACATGTACCGAAGGGATGTTGAAACGCGTATCCTGCGTGCGCTACGATTCAACAGAACGACCGACGGGAAGAAATATGGAACAGACAGGAAGCGCATCATAGAGCTGATGGTGAAGCAGAAAGGCAATTGCGGGATCTGCGAACAGTCTCTGGAGGACAGGCCCTGGGAGGTGGACCACGAGAACACCAAGACAGGGCCTGTTGTGCGGGGATTGCTCTGCAAGCGTTGCAATGGCGCACTGCTTGGACAATGGGAGCAGCTAATCCCAGCAGCAGCATGGTATCTATTGAAGACTTCGCCAAGGTTAATGACCTTTCAACAGGAGACTCGCTCGGATGAAAGCAATTCTTGATCTGATGATAGGCCTCTGTGCCATCGGCCTGGCCCTCTACCTCTTAATCAGGAGCATTCCATGACAACTCCCTCCGCTCAGGATATCCTGGACGTCCGCAAGATCAGGATAACGGAGCTGTTCGCCGACTGGCAGACGATCGTAGATACTCACTCTCATATGTTCACTGAACTGCAGGAGGTAGAGATCGAGCCCTCCTTCGACTTCAACGATCGCAGCATCGCCATCCGATTCGCCGGCGACCAGGTCCGACTCCAGAAGGTGTGGAACATCCTTCGCCGGGCAGGCTTCAAGCCTGACAAGTACGTGGAGGCACCTACCACTGAGTTCTACACTTGGTTCGACAAGGTTGTGCCAGGCTCGGAGATGACTATCTCCATCTGGTTCAGCTTCACCTCTTCCGTCTGCAAGAGGGTTAAGGTCGGCACTCGCACCATCACCGAAGAGCAGGACATCTATGAAGTCCGCTGTGGGGAGGAGTCATGAGCGGCGGCATCGGGCAGATTCTCTACCGGCTCACCGACTCTGAGGGGCGGCTCATAATGGATGGGCCCTCAGACACGGTTATGATCGTGCTGGGGATTCACCCCGCCCTCTTGGAGGCCTGCACGCAGATGGGACAGACTCACCATGAGCACTATGACGATAGATGGGGGGTTATCACCATCAAGATGCTCCCCGTGGAGGTGCCCTAATGTACGATTGGACCGTCTCCGAGTTCTGGGCAACGCCGTCGTCCCGCAAATCCCGGAAATCATCGGCCGCGCAATCATGAGGGCTGAGTATGGCGAATGAGTCGAAGACTGCAGAAACGAGCAACGGAGAGTAACGAAATGTGTGTCACTTCTACGGTGATTGACGGTTGGCATCATCCGACATGGCCGCCTCTCCAGCCGCACAATCCGCCATTCCTTCCGGGGCCGGTGCCAAATCCAAACTCTATCCCGTGGCCACTGATCCAGTCGGATCCGTCTTTGGCGGCCCAGATGCTTGAGCTTCTCAAGAAGCTCGAGGCGCTCGATAAGCGGCTGGACAAGATGGAGCAATGCGCAGTGACGGCGCGCGAGAAGAAGAATCTGAAGGCGCGTCTGCGCCGTATCGCCAAGAAGGCACAGCCGTGACTGCACAGCTGACAAACAAAACGCTCGTCTACCGACTACGGTCGGCTGGAAAACGGATGCCTGAGGCAGAGATTGATGGTGGGGCGCTGATGAATGAGGCCGCCGATGAAATCGAGCGTCTCGAGCGCCTTTACATTCAGGCCGTCCAGGGTCGTCGGGAATTTCGGCAGGCTCTGCGAGACGAACGCGAGGAGAAGCGCGGCATAGCCACCGAGCAGTACTGGAAGGATAAGCAAGGGGACGAATATGGCTCCTACTGATGCTCACCGTCCATCGAAACCCCGCGTCGTACACCTCAAGCGCGAGTCGTACGACGTGCGCATAGACCGGCAGACGCACTGGGGTAATCCTTTCGTGATCGGCAAGGACGGCACGCGGGAGCAGGTGATCGCCAAATACCGGGCGTGGCTGATGAGTGAACCCAGCATTGTTGCCATGGCCCGCCGAGACTTGCGTGGCAAGACACTGGGCTGCTGGTGTGCGCCCAAGGCGTGCCACGGAGATGTACTACTGGAGATCGCCAATGACTGAATATCGGACCGAGAACCCCCTGCTCCGCTTTACTGCCGCTTACAACTCTAGTGGCGACGGATCGACACCGCAGCTGGTGCTGTTCTTCTCCACGCCGGAAGAAGCGCAGGCGGCGCACGAGTGGGTTGCCAATGCGCAAATGCGGCTCGCCGGTTCACTTCCGGAGATGGCTACACCATCACAGTAACTCGCTACGAAGAGAGCGGAACCATCATCGAAGACCCGCAAACCTGGGCTAACGGCAGAGACTGAACTCAGCTCCCAGCCCTTCGGAGGAAGGGCTGTGGGATGCGTTCAGCATCGAAGGAGACTCGCATGAATCTGTTGACTGAGAATATCGAGGCCACCCAGCCGCCGGCTCGGGCCTGGTCCCCTCTCCAGGAGGCTGTCTTCACAGCCATCCGGGAGACTTCCGATCCGATCCTGATTGAGGCCGTGGCAGGAGGGGCCAAAACTACCACCATCATCGCAGGCACAGAGTTCGCCGCCGGTCCCTGCCTCTTCCTGGCCTTCAACAAGTCCATCGCAGAGGACATCCGAGGGAAGCTGCCCAAGGGGGAGGCCAAAACCCTCAACGCCCTGGGCCACCGCCTCTGGATGGTCAACTCCCCTTCTTCCCGTCTGGACGCGAGGAAGACCGAGAAGCTCGTAGAGCAGGTCATGCCGGCCGAAGCTCGCCGGCAGTTCGGCTACATCGTCCAGCGTATAATCAGCACCGCCAAAGCCTCTGGGCTGGGCATCGAATCTGAGGTAAACGACAGTGATCTCGAACACCTTATCACCGGCGGCGAGTGGGACATCGACGATAGCGATGTGCTGGCAGCAGCGCATTACGCAGCCAAGGTTTTCAATCTCTCTCGCTCCGACCTGGCTACATTCGATTTCGACGATCAGCTTTATGGGCCCATCTATAATGGTTGGGATTTCCCCAGCTTCGGCACGGTCTTGGTGGACGAAGCTCAGGATCTCAACCGCATCCAGCATCTGATTCTGGAGAAGCTGAGGGATGCTGGGGCTCGCCCCATCGCAGTCGGCGACCGCCACCAGGCCATCTATGGCTTCAGGGGCGCCCTCCATAATTCCCTCGATCTCTTGAAGGCACACTTCCGGATGAGGGAGCTTCCCCTCTCCATCAGCTACCGCTGTCCCGAGTCTGTCATTCGGGAGGCCCAGGCCTTGGTGCCGCATATCCAGCCCCGTCCGGGGGCACCTGCCGGCGAGGTCCACTCCCGGCACGCCGAGGACGGCGATCCCGAGTTCTGGACAGGTGATGACAAGCTCATAGTCTGCAGGAACAACGCACCCCTCTTCGCCGCCGTTATGCGCCAGGTTCGAGCCCGCCAGCCCTGCAGGGTGCTGAGCAACGCTCTGGATGGGTTGGCGAGCTTCATCCGCAAGTTCCGCACCCAGGAGACTCAGCAAATGCTTATCCGCCTGGACAGGTGGCTGGCAAAGGAGACCGATGCCGCCGAGTCCAAGGGCATGCCCTGGAAGGTCGCCGCCCTTGAGGACAAGGCCGCGACCGTCCGCTCCCTCGCCCAGGACACCAAAACAACAGAGGAGGTCTTAAATGTCATTCGCCAGCTATCCGAGGGCCGTTCAGGACCCTTGTTCAGCACCATCCACAAGGCAAAGGGGCTGGAGGCCGACCACGTATACTTCTTGCGTCCGGACCTCGTACCGGGGTGGTGGATTAAGGAAGAGGCAGCCCTGCAACAGGAATATAACCTGCGATATGTTGCTATCACTCGCGCTCGCAGCACTCTCACGTATGGAGTGAAGGGATGAAAATTCTACACTGGATGGCTCTGGCATACAGCCTAGCCTGGGTAACTATGCTGAAGCTCAGCTTGGGATTCACTACTTACCTGGTAATAAGGATATTCTTCAGAATCATCTGGAAAGGACTCTTGCACTTTGGAGATGAAGAATGAAAAGACCCTACGGACTGAGGACACGGGAGGCAACCGCCTCTCTCATCCGGCGCAACGCCGAGGCTTGTGAGGGGGCCCGCTGGCCCGCCTGCCAGTGCCACTGCGGCGGCGCCCTTCACGGGAAGAAGCACTCGGAGAAATGGATCTCTGAGACCGCTGACCAGATCTACGACCAAACCTTCGCGATACTCATGCCTGAGTATCGGAAGTTCTACGAGGAGAAATAAAGATGAGCGCTTCCATCATCCCCAACTGCTTCCACCCCGACGGCACTCCCTGTATTGCCTATGGCATCCAGGCCGACAGCGCCGCCTACTACTACCAAGGACCGCCGCCCGCCTCTCTCTCCCAGGCCGTCAGCGTTGCAGAGCCAGCCACCTGGGCTCTTCTCCTGATCGCCCTCATCGCTTGGAGAATCCAATGCGCATTAACTCGGAGAACATCTTCACGCTCTTAACTCTCTTCGCCCTTATAACCGTTTTCATCTCTATCATCATCCTGCTATGGATAAGATATCTCTCATAGACTGGATCTGGGAAGAGCCAGGAGCAGACGACGACGAGTCTGCTCCCGTCCTGTTCAATGAGGACTTCGAATCGGACTCCTATGAGGAGGGGGACGAGGATTAGCCAAGGATTTCAAATCCTGAATTGACATCCCGTCGGGGGTGTGCGATCATGCCACTGCAATGCGGAGTTACCGCCGGCGCGCCGCTAGAAAGACGCCGGCATCCAGAAACGGAGACAGAAGATGAGCGAGACAGCAGAGAAGGTAGAAGAGGCAACCGCGGAGAAGGCGAAGAAAGGCCAGCGGCCTGTGGAGAAAGTCACCATGTCCGACGGCAGGGTGGTGAGCTTCCTCGGAGCCCAAGGGGATAAGAAGGCTCAGCGGTTCAGCAAGGACGCGCTGATCCGAGTCAACGGCGACTATAAGCTGTTCGACGACGCCTCACCCGAGGAGCTGGCGAAGGCCACCCCCGGCGATATCGCCTTTCGGTTCGACTTCTACAACGGCACTACCCGCACCTATCCAGTCAACCCCGCGCTTGGTCTTTTCTACGTCAAGCATGGTGGGCTGCAGAAGTACGGGGATGAGCTGGCAGGGGAGAAGGCCGAGGACCTCGACGACTGGGCAATGACCACGGATGAGCTGGACGCCCGCGTCCAGGCAGGCGATTGGACGAAGACCCGCGTCGGCGGCGACCTCGCCGGCAAGAGCATCCTGGTGAAGGCCCTCATGGCCTACACCGGCCGCTCGGCGCAGGAGATGCAGGAGCACATCAAGGGGTGGGACAAGAACGCCCGCGACCAGCTCTCCGCTGACCCGGACATCAAGGTTCACATCGACCGCATCCGGCAGGAGATGGCGGATCGGGGACCGAAGGTGGACGTGGCTGGGTTGAAGGCGGGGCTGAAGAAGCTCGCAGCCTGATTCGAGAGCCCAGGCAGCTCGCTTCCCCTGTGAGCCAGCCAAGTCTCTGAAAGCGAGTCCAGAGGCGGAAGAGAGGCCCCCCGACGGTGGGGCCTTTCTTTTTTGTGCCCAGGATTCCAAATGCTGGATTGCAAGGATTGAAATATGGGCGTATTATGGCCGACATAATGAGCCCCCAAAATAAACTGGACGAGATCCTTCGCCGCGCCCTCTACCGGGCTGATCTTGTCCGGCGGGCCAAGGCCGTTGTCAGGAAGAAAACCGAGGCCGAGCTGGCGGCAGAGCATCACATCAATGGGCTGGAGAAGAGACGCCGACTCCGCGCCCTCCTAGCGGACGACGGCATGGACGCTATGCGGTTCCGCTGGTACTTCACTAGAATCAAGAAGGACACGCCGCTCGATGAGCTGCGCGCCTGGATCGACGCCAAAATCGCCAAGGGGGAAGAATTATGAAGCTGAGGAAAACCTATTACTACCGCATCAACTGGTGGCATCACGCCAGCGTCCCGATGCGCAACCTTTACCTGCATATCTTTGCAAGGAGCTGGCCGATATGATCGCTCGCCTTTTGCAGTGGCACTATTGGTGGAGGGCTCGCCGGCATCAGCGCTGGCTCCGCTCTCGCCACGTCCTCTTCATCCCCGGCTCGAAGGGTCCCGACCCTCGCTGCCAGCGCAACAGCACGGAGTGCGCGGGGAAGGTCTAATGCCTCGCCCTCCCAACATCATTCGCCCTGTCCACCTCAAGACCTCCCTCCCGGAGGATCTCCGAACTTGGCTCGACCTCCATCTCTGGTCGGACGCAGAGCTGCGAGTCCCCCACGGCGCCTATCAGCGTCTAATCGTCCAGCTATTGCGTGAATACAGGGATCGGATCGAAGGAGCTAAACGTGTTACAGTCCCCTGAAACTCTCCAGAAGATTTCTCAATGGCGCGCCAAGCAGGAAGCGGGTACGATGACTCCTGAGGATTGGCGGGATGCCATGCTGGACCTCCGAGAGGCCCGGCGAGGCGCCGCCCAAGCTTCAGCCCGTGCGAAGCGCGCTCCCGTTGACGTGAACGCCATGAAGGAGTCACTCAAGGCACTCAGAAAGGCACCATGAACAAGAACGGTAGCAGCCACTACGGCGCGTGTCTGATTGAGCATTGCCCGAATGAGCGTCGAAAGCTCTCCCCCGTCTGCCGATCATGCGCAGCATGCTTCGGATACTGGGAGCGCCGAGGCGCCGGCGCGATCCTCGCTCGACAGAACCAGCTCGAAAAGTGGCAAGATAGAATCCAGTACCTCTCCCAAGAAAGACCCAACCCGAGGAGTATCCGAAATGCCTCCCGCTTCATCTCCCGCCGCCGGTCGTAACCGCAAGTGGACTGATGCCCAGAAACTCCGCGTCCTCAAGTTCTACCAGAAGCAAGGCCACGGCGCTACTCTCCAGAAGTACCAGATCAACTCCAGCATGTTACACAACTGGAAGCACAAGTTCCTGAACGGAGCCTCCCCCTCACCCAAGAGGGTCTCCGGAGCCCAGTACGTCCTCGCCAAGAAGCTCTCCGCCGCTATCCGAGCCCAGCTCGCCGGCGACAAGGATCTCACCGACGTGGAGATCTACGGCAGCCTCCTCTGCAGGGAGATCCTTGGCAAATGACCTACGAAGCCATCTATCAGGTAGAGTGCGCCGTCTGCGGCGCCTCTCCCGTGGTTGGGCTCCGCGCGCCCTCAGGCATCATCGCCTCGACTGGGCTGTGCGGCTCCCACTTCTTCGGCGATCGGCTGATGCTAGATCCGGAGGAGTGGAACTCTAGGCAGGAGGCAACAGAATGAATCCACAGATCAAGACACTGCTCACTGCAGCATGTCGCAAAGCGATTGAAGACGTGATAGCCAAGGAACTTTGGAACGCTGAGGTAAGTGAGCCCCAGAAGAACACTCTCCTCTTGCACCTCCGTCGATTCTCTGGAGGACCATTATTCTTCGAAGTGAAGGTAAAGGAGAACTGGGCATGACAGATCCGTTCACCACCTTCCCTGAAGTTCTCGACAGCAGCATGATGGCGGCGTTCAAATCCTGCCCGCAGCTCTTTTTCAAGGTCTACATCGCTCAGTGGAAGAGCAGAACCGAAAAGGTTGACCTGCACGCCGGCAAGGCCTTCGCCCGCGGTCTCGAGATCGCCCGCCGCGGGTTCTTCGAGCAGGGCCTCAACGCGGAGGCTGCCGAAGCCAAAGGACTAGCGGCCCTCTTCGAAGCTTACGGGAATTACGAGTGCCCATCCGACAATCCCAAGAGCGCGGAGAGGGTCGCCGGCGCCTACGCCTTCTACATGGACAGCTACCCGTTCACCATGAACACCGGCTTCCCGATACTCCTCCCTGGAGAGAAGAGAGCCATTGAAATCTCCTTCACCAACCCCCTGGCGATCGACCACCCAGAAACCGGCCACCCCATCCTCTACACCGGCAGGGGCGACATGATCTGTTCTTACGCTGGTGCTAATTATATCGAAGACGACAAAACCACCAAGAGTCTCGGCTCAACCTGGAGTCAGCAATGGGATCTTCGAGGGCAGTTCCTCGGCTACACCTGGGGGTTCCGCAATTCTGGCTTCACGGTCGCCGGCTGCCTCGTCAGGGGTGTGTCTATATTGAAGACAAAATACGAGACCCAGGAAGCCATCTGCAATTTCAGCGATTTCGAAATAGATCGCTGGTATGGAGAGCTGTTAGAGTGGATCGAAGATATGAAGACCGCCTGGCGTACAAAGCGGTGGAGGTACAACCTCGATCGCGCCTGTACGGAGTATGGCGGATGTGGCTTCAAAACCGTCTGCAAGGCCCAAGATGAGGGTCCCTGGCTGGAGCAATACTTCGAGCGCCGGCATTGGGATCCAGTTACCCGGATCGAAACTAAAATCTGAAAGGTCTGTTATGAAAACTGCAATCGCCGTCGCCTTGGTTCTCGGCTCCCCCGCCGCCCTAGCCGACACCACCACCCAGGCCATGAACCACTGGCAGTGCCTCGGAGTGGCGATCCTCGCCTGGATCATAGTAGACCTGTTACTAGCTCGGCCGATAAAGCGAATCATCAAATGGTGGAGGGAAGAATGACTCCATTCTGGACAGGCTTCTGGATCGGCCTCGGCATCACGGGAGGCGTTGCACTAGGCCTTTTCGTCTGGCAGGCGCTGCAGATGGCGCTCGATAAATGGGGGAAGCATGAGTGACCTAGTGCAGCGGCTGCGCGAAGCAAGAGAGCCCGGCGGTACTAACTTGTCTCTATGGGAGTTAGCTGGCGAGGCCGCCGACGAGATCGAACGCACCAAGCTCTACGACACAATCGCGCATGCGAATAAGGTTCAGGCTGAGGAGATCGAGCGCCTGACGCACCACCTGACAGCGGAGTCGAACGCGGTCATTGCGCTGACGCGGGAACTGGCTGATTGGCGCACATGGGGCACCATCGAGGTGGCGATACGCAATCCTAACGTCGCGTCATACATGGAGCATTGGGAAGGCCGCGCTACGAAAGCCGAGGCAGAAGTCGACCGCCTGCGCGCGGCGCTGAAGTTCTACGCTGATCGAAATCACTACGGGCACTTTGGCCTTTTGAAAGATGACGGCAAGGTCGCCCGCGAAGCCCTCGCAGGAGAGGCCGATAAAACTAAGGAGACTTCATGAGCCTGCTGCGCTGGTTTATCGCCCTCGCCGCCATCTTCGTCCTCGCCATCCTAGCCTCGGGCTGGGTGTTCTAGCTGTGAATTTCACGATCATATTATCCAGCGTCGGCGCGCCGGGCTGGACCATTTCTCGCCCAGACATCGACAGTCGCGGGTTTCGTCCCTTCTCCCGCGCAAAGGTATGCCCACTTTGCTTGGATGTCTGGGCGATTCTACGCCGCGAGGGAGTCGAGGAAGGGTTCGCCGTCGAGGGCCATCTCTGCGCCAACTGCAGCCACGCCCCCCACGGCGACCTCATCCCCGGCTCCCTCCTCGACGACCGCTCATCTCAGACCCTCGACCTCGACCTCATCAATTACCTACCATTAGAGCTAAAGCAACGCGAATTCAACCTGATCGCCAACCTTATAGAGAAAGAACATGTCAACAGTATCACCGCTGCCAACCTCAGAGCCGAGCTTACTGCCGGGGGTGAACGTACTCCTGGAGGGCCCAGCTGGGACAGGCAAGACCCACTCCCTCGGAACCCTGGTGGAGACGGGAGTCCAGACCTTCTACACCGGGCTGGAGTCGGGGATGGAGAGCCTCCTCGCCTATTGGACCGACCAGGGGAAGCCGATCCCGGAGAACCTCCACTGGCACAACCTTGAGTTGGCCCAGAAGGGCGGGTTCGGAGCGATGGCTCAGACCGCCAGCATCATCTCCCAGATGGACCAGTCCGGCCTAGCCAAGATGAAGGACTTCAACCGTGCACAGAACAATCCCTTTGAGCGTCTGCTTAAAGTTCTCAACTCCTTTGACGACCAGCGCTATGGAAAGAATTATGGCGCAGCCGATTCCTGGGGGCCTGACAGGGCCCTGGTACTGGATGGTGCCACCGGACTGGGTAACTTCCTGTGGGCCATGCAAGTTGGCTCCAAGCCTGTTCGCGACAAACCCGACTATGGTGTGGTGCAAGAGCAGATGGAGCGCTTCATCCGCTATTGCTGCGACGGCTGCAAGTGCCACTTCATCCTGATCGCCCACGTCGAACGGGAAGTGGATGAGGTCCTCGGCGGCGTCAAGCTCATGACCAGTGTCCCAGGCCAGAAGCTCTCTCCTAAGCTACCGAGTATGTTCTCCGACACCATACTCGCCACGAGAAGTGGAGCGACCTGGACCTGGGACACCGGCAGCCCGTTGGCTGACCTGAAGACGCGCAACTTGCCCGTATCTCAAAAGCTCACCCCCAGTTTCAAGTTGATAATGGATAAGTGGCTCTCTAGGGGCGGCCGCTTCTCCAGTTCCGTAAAGGTATAGCCCCCCTAACACACAACACAAGGTAACCAGTATGAACTCCGAAGCAATTGGTTTTGACCCGAACGTATTCCTTGGCGCAACCATCACCGAAGCATCCGTACGCCGCCCGCCCATCCCAGGAGGCCTATCCTTCCCCGGCACCCTCGGCACTCCCATCACCCGCCAGACAGAAGGGAAGAAAGAGTCCAATATGGGGCAGATGTATCTCTGGTGCGACATCCCTGTCGAGGTGGACATCACCGGCAACCCGCAGGTGAAGGATCACGTCGGCCTGGACAAGGTCAACCTCCGCTATTCCTTCCGGCTGGACACCAAGCCCAGCGGCGGGTTGGACATGGCGCCTGGGAAGAATAACGGGCTGAGGATCCTGCGTGACGCTGTAGGGATGAATGTCGAGGGCCAGCCCTTTAACATCCTCATGGTCGCCGGCAGGCAGGTGCTCTGCAAGATCGGCAACCGCCCCTACCAGGGGGAAATCTACGATGAGATCGACGCGATTGCCAAGCTCGGCTAATCAAAAAGAGGGAGAACTCGCATGCCTACAGCAGATTGGACGATGCATCATCGAGGACTCGTCGAGCGCCTGACAGTCGCTCGGGGCGACCTCGAAGACATCTCCCCTGGCTCACCGCTGGATGAGATAGAGGAGAGTGTCGAGGATCTTGAGCGGGTGATCAGCACCGCCGAGTTGCCTGGTGAAGAGGAAGATGAAGAGGAAGAGGAAGACTCAGAGGAAGAGGAGGAAGAGGAAGAAGAATAACTGACCCAGGGCTGGGGAGGGGGCTCGGCCCCCTCCTCTTTTCTTCCAACTAAAAATGGAGGGGACAGGCATGCAGCTGCATGTTATTCCTGCTGAAGACATTGTGGTCAAGAGCAACCGGCAGCGCCGGGACCTCGACCAAGCTAAGATCCTCGAACTCGCCGGCAGCATAGCGCAGAACGGCTTAATCCACCCTATCGTAATAAGGATGGCAGACGATGAGTACACCCTGGTCGTTGGTGAGCGACGGCTCAAAGCCCTGGAGCACCTTTGGTTTCTGGGACAAGAAGTTATCTGCGGCGAACGAATCATTCCTGAAGGGCACGTACCCTGTCTATTCCTCGGGGAAATTGACCCTGTGGACGCAGAAGAAATTGAACTTGAGGAAAATATACGTCGCGAGGATCTCTCTTGGAAAGAACGGGCGGACGCTGTTTCGCGACTTGCAGATCTACGAGCTCGCCAGGCGCAAGCTCGCGGCGAACCAATGCCAGCGGTCGCAGCCATCGCTGAGGAAGTCACGGGGTCCAGCGAAGGTGCCGCGCAGGACAACGTCCGCCAAGATATCCTCCTCGGCCGTGCGCTCGCCAACCCGAAAACGGAAGAGGTAATCCGCAATGCCACATCCCGCAAAGAAGCTTTCAAGCTCCTCAAGCGCCACGAAGAATCCCAGCGGCACGCCGCCCTTGGCGCGGCGATCGGTCCAACCTTCACTTCATCTCTGCACGTTCTGCAGAGAGCGGACTGCCTTCTGGCTATGCCTGACATGCCAGCGGCGTCTTTCGACGTTATTCTCACAGACCCGCCCTATGGGATTGGTGCGGACGATTTCCAGGATTCGGGCGGGAAGGCTGCAGGTGGTCATTTCTACGACGATTCCTATGAGAGCTGGACTAAGCTCATCCCACCTCTTGCAACCCATTCTTTCCGTCTTGCGAAAGCACAAGCTCACGCCTATGTCTTCTGCGACATCGACAGATTCCACGAACTCAGAGGACTCTTCCGAGACGCCGGCTGGCGATGCTTCCGCACCCCTCTCATCTGGGTCAACCCAGGGGCGATACGCGCCCCGTGGCCAGAGCAAGGACCCATCCGAAAGTACCAGTGCATCCTATTCGCTATCAAAGGAGGCAGGCCGGTAACCCGCCTGTATGGAGATGTTCTCACTTTCCCTTCAGATCCAAACCTTGGGCACCCAGCACAAAAGCCAGTCGCGCTTTACGACGACCTGCTACGGAGATCTATCGCACCTGGTGACACTGTACTCGATCCGTTTTGCGGGAGTGGAACTGTGTTTCTGGCGGCTCACGGTCTCAAATGTCGCGCTACCGGAATTGAAATGGACGAAGCTGCCTACGGTGTCGCCGCCAAGCGATTGAAGAGTCTCGAGCCTCCGCCCAAGCCTCTCAAGTATCCCGACCCCTATCCCTCTCCAAGCGTGAGTGCCCAGTAATGGGCGCTCTAGAAATCTTGGAACGGTGCGAGCCCGTTCCGGAATCAGGTTGTTTCATTTGGCCAGGAGCCAACAGCAGAGGACATGGTATGCTGTCCGGAGGGAGGTACACACACAGAGTAGTCTACGAACACTTCTACGGTCCTATACCCAAAGGATACGAAATAGGACATAAGTGTGATGTGGCTTCATGCTGCCGACCCGAGCATCTAGAGGCAATAACTAGGTCTCAGAACGTGAGAGATGCCCTCGCTCGGAAAAGATATAAGCGAGGCAGATACTCCACAGAGGATGTTATCGCTCTACGTGCTGGTACAATGTCCCAGAGAGAATTCGCACGTAAGTACGGACTCAGCCGAAAGACAGCCTACAATATTCTACTGGGATGGAACGCTGCATGGCGATCATAGTACCTCCAGAGGGTCCACCGAACGCCAGGATATTTATTGTAGGGGAAGCACCAGGATTTGAGGAGGAACAGCAGGGCCGTCCCTTCGTCGGCGCTTCAGGAAACGAGCTAAATCGGATGCTCCACGAAGCAGGGATTTCTCGTACGGAATGCTTTGTTAGTAATCTCTGCAAGGAACGTCCCCCGAGGAACGACATCAGCCTCTGGCTGCGCAGCAGCCTGAAGTTCTCCACCAAGCCGACCAAAGAGGATGAGCGCCGTCGGGCTGCCGGCGTTGAGCCCAGGAACTTCGTCCGCCTCCGCGACAACCTCGTAGACCCCCGCGTTCAGTCCGGCTTCAATCTACTAAAAAAGGAGATCTCCCTTGTCAATCCTGCGATCATTATCACAGTGGGTAACACGAGCATGTGGGCGCTCACCGGCCGATGGGGAATCACCAAGTGGCGCGGCTCCATGCTTCACACCGACTTTGATTCTTCCACCTCTCCCACTAAGTGCATCCCCACCTACCATCCAGCAGCAGTTCTCCGCCAATGGAGTTGGAGAGCTATTACGGTCAACGACCTTCGCCGTGCCGCAAGGTTCCGAAACGGAGTTCCTTATCCGACCCCAGAACGCCGATTCATCCTCCGGCCTAATTTCAGTCAAGTTGAAAATATCCTTCGGCTCTTGGTTAGCAGAGCCGACCTTCAGCCTGAGGGTCTTAGACTCTCCTTCGATCTCGAAACTCGTGCAGGACATATTGCTTGCGCAGGAATCAGCTGGACTTATTTTGATGCAATCTGCATCCCTTTCATGTGCAGGGAGCGAGGGGACGGATATTGGAACCTGGACGAAGAAGTCAGTATTATCCGACTCCTCCATTCCCTCCTCACCCACCCTCGAGTCAGGGTTGTAGGGCAAAATCTGCTGTATGATTGCCAGTACACCTGGCGGTGGTGGCACTTCGTCCCTCGAGTCGAGCAAGATACAATGATCTCCCAGCACGCGATCTTCTCTGACATGCCCAAGGCTCTCGCCTTCCAGGCTTCCATGTACTGTAACCATTACGTGTTCTGGAAGGATGAGGGGAAGGATTGGGAGAAGAATATGAGGGAGGATGAGCTGTGGCATTACAATTGCCTGGACTGTGTATATACAGATGAGGTGGGTCAGGTTGAGCTGGAGACGGTGGAGAAGATGAAGCTCCAGAACGTCCACAGCTTCCAACAGTCGATGTTCTGGCCCGTGCTGCAGGCGATGCAGAGGGGAGTGCGGATCGACACTCGCCGGCGGGACGACTTGATCCTCGAGGTCCAGATGGAGATCGACCGAAGGATGGACTTCATCCGCTTCCTCCTCGGCCACGACCTCAACCCTGATTCCCCCAAGCAGATGCACGCCCTCTTCTACGGCGACTTCCAGATGCCTGTCCAGAAGAAGCGGGGGAAGCCCGGCGAACCCCCTCGA